ACACAAAGACGGCTAAATATCTTTTGAATTTATATTGTTTTATTGAGACAAGTCCCCAAAATGAGGATTCTTGCTTTTTTAACTAATATCATGGTTGCTTATGCGGCGTATTCTATTTCTAACTGGGGTTTAGATGGGTCAGATAAAGTGTGTCTCAGTAATGAGTCACCTCTAGAAGGTCTTGTACACTACTGGGAAAACGGGGTGAAGAAAAGAAAACTGGACAAGAAGATCAAAAATTGCAAGATTGGATCTGAACCTTTGAAAGAAATGGATAATAGAACTGTGATGTCTATAATAGAGCAGGTACAGCTTTCAATCACCAATCTTAGGCTTACATGCACATCTGAATCAGGTATTGAAGGAGTGTACGTTGACTTCAATGGATTGGATGATACTGAGGCAGGAAGAAACATTGTAGATTGTGATAACTTCAAAATAATCTCAGAACTTGGTATTGATGTGGGTGATGGATACTCATGGGTTTCCCAGTACAATGGCTCATATGCAAAGGAGATTAGAGAAAAAGACGAAATTATCAGAAAGCTGAGGGAAGGGCAAGAAAATGCAGATATCCTAATGAGAGATGACAAAAATGAGATCCTTTCTCTAATCAGAGAGAACCAGATGTTACAACACAGAATTTCTAATTTGACTGGAGTTGTGTACAATTATAACAATAGCCTTAGAGCACTAGAAGATGATCTAGCTCTTAGAGAAGAAGAGCACAAAAAAGTTAAACTTGAGGCAGAAAAGAGCAAGATGCATCTTCAACAGAGGGAACACAATGCTAGCATGGACATTATAAAACTAAAGTCAGTGTTAGCAACTGCCTTAATAGCCACTACCGTCTTGCCTGTTATTGGTGCCTCTCCTCAGAGCAATCAGGTTAATGCCATGAACACTTACATACATGCAAAAAACAGAGTACATGGGGGAGTTTTCAGGTATGAGACTGATGAGGATGAAACTTGCAGAGGTCTAAATTATGGAGCAAAATGCATCAGTTTTGACCATATGTTAAAGCCTCATTATTACCCTTTCTTCAACTCTCACGTGATGCACATGACTCCTCTGGAAGCATATGTTGAAAATGAACTCACTGCAGATGAGAACTCAAGCTGTGAAATGGGCAAAGGAAAATCCAATAAATGTTTAGAGGGTAGGAGTTATATTCGAGGTCACTGTCCAATTGGAATAACAGGAGTCCACTACATTAATGATAAGGGGAAAATAGTCTTGTCCAAATGTAGTGAGCAAAACTATGAAATAACTGAGGACTGCATGTTTTGCAGACAAATAAAAAGGAATTCTGGTGAAAAGGGTGTTGTCAAGACATCTGTTTCTTTACAAGATGTGGTATGTCAAAAAGATTCAATGGAGTATTCTGGACCCAGAATCTCAATTAAGGGGGTTTGTTCTATTGGAAATATTGAATATAAAAAATGCACTTCTTACTCTCAAAATTATGAAAATGTCCCATTTGTGGTTTTCAAAGGCAAAGGTAAGTATTATCTTGACAAATTGATAATAAATAATGTAGAATTGGTTGGGAATGTGTCATTCATATGCCACAAGCACAAAGGGCATGACAATGAGTCACAACAAAGAGAGTACAAAAAAACAAAACTATCAGATTGCAGCAACGTTGAAACAGGGAAGAGCGAGGTGTGCACTGGCGACCACATATTCTGTCAGAAGTACACTTGTTCCACTGCAAGTCCTAGTGCCAAATGTTTTGTGGCCCCTGGTTCTGGGCCAATTTTGGTTAACATCATGGGATCATGGATAAAACCCCAATGTGTGGGATATGAGAATGTTCTGGTGAGGAGGGAAAATAGAGCAACAAGACCTTATTCTGTGTCTGAATGCAGAACTTGTGTATATGAGTGCGGTCTGTCAGATATCTCAATAACATCAACTGGATTTGAAATAACATCAGCAGTATCATGCTCACATGGTTCTTGTGTGTCCACACATCAGAAGCCATCGACATCTATTAGAATTCCATATCCTGGCCTTTTAGCTTCAACAGGGGGAGAGGTGGGAATCCACTTGTCACACACTGGAGATAGTGCAGGGGTGCATATGAAAGTTCATTGCCCTTCTAGAGATGTCTGTGAGACCCATCACTGCTTCTTTTGCCTGAAAGGAATCATCAATTATCAATGTCATACAATAGTCACTTCAATTGTCTCTTCTTCAATAATTTCTCTACTCTTTTATGTCGCATTCTCTATCTTAGGCAAGTTGTTGTATTTTTTCCACCTCATACCAAAGAAACTTCGTAGCCCTCTTATGTGGGTATGGTTATTGATTTCATACATATTGTGTACAATCTATAGATCATACACAGGCCTGAAAAGAAAAATTAACATGTCCATAGGTTGGTCAAATAGACCCAATCAAACCCCTCTCTCAGAAGTGAGAGTTAGAAGAGCCATTCCAAGATTTGACCGGACAGTATTCATTATACTCTTACTACTTCCACTGGCCCTATCTTGCTCAGAGTCACTAATTTCCAATTCAAAACAAGTGCGATGCACTCAAGACAAGAGTTCTCTGAAGTGCAGCGTGACTGCTACTGTTACTTTGAAGGCGGGTGTGATTGGTGCAGAGAGCTGCTTTGTTCTGAAAGGCCCCATGGAAGGCCAGCACAAAACAATAATGATAAAAACTGTGTCTAGTGAGGTTATCTGTAGGGAGGGAAACAGCTTCTGGACAAGTCACTACATGCCTGTCTGCTTGAGCTCAAGGAGATGCCACCTGGTTGGTGAGTGTCACAAGAATAGATGTCAGTCTTGGGCTGATAGAGAGGTCTCAAAGGAGTTTAAAGGAGTTAGTGACAATGGAATTATGTCTGAAAACAAATGTTTTGAGCAGTGTGGCGCAATGGGCTGTGGCTGCTTCAACATCAATCCTTCTTGTCTTTTTGTTCATAGCTATCTTAAGAGCACAAGAAATGAGGCAATTAGAGTGTTTTCATGTGCTGACTGGGTACACAGACTCACTCTAGAAGTCTCAGGCCCAGATGGAGAGAAAGATGTGGTTGTGCTAGGCTCCCTAGGGACAAAATTTCTTAGTTGGGGCACCATTAGTTTGTCTTTGGATGCAGAGGGGATAAGTGGGACAAATGCTATAAGCTTTCTTGAGAGTAGTAATGGAGGATTTGCACTATATGATGAGGCATTGTCTGAAATGCCAAGAGAAGGATTTTTAGGAGAGATAAGATGTTCTTCTGAATCAGCAGCCATAATGGCACATTCTTCCTGCTTAAGAGCCCCAAATATCATAAAATATAAGCCAATGACAGACATTATAGACTGCACAGCTGCATTGGTAGATCCATTTGCAGCGTTCACAAAAGGCTCTTTGCCACAGGTTAGAAATGGGATGACATTCACCAGCTCAATTGATAAAAAAACAGTGCAGGCCTTTAATTCAGGCTCAATAAAAGCTATGATAACTATTAATATGGATGACCATGAAATTCAGTTTTTGTCAGATTTTGGCAGATGTGAATCCTCATTTGTTAATATCACTGGCTGTTACTCCTGTGATTATGGGGCTAGAGTATGTGTTAGAGTCAATGCAGACAAGTCTAGTATTTATCTGGCTAGACAGGACAATAATGAATTCTTCATGTCCTTCCAAGTGGACCAGGGAGTAAAGGATTATTGTCAAATTCTACATTTCAACTCCCCCAATGTGGAAGAAAGAATGAAGTACTCCTGTGGTGCAGAGGAAAAGTTATTGAATATTAAGGGTGTCTTAATCTCACTGGGGGTGAGTGATCTGCGGAATCAAACAGGTGGACACTCAATAGTTGTTAATCCTAGAGAGACTAGCTGGAATCTAGGAGGGTGGGCTTCAGGACTATTTTCATGGCTTGGCGGGACATGGTCAGGTATTCTGAAAATATTAGCTTTTTTGTTACTAGGTCTTCTTATAATCCTCTTAACCATTTCATTACTAAAGCGAGTGCTACTCTCAGCATTCATTAAAACAAAGGTTAAATGATAGCTCCCTAAGGGTCAATTATCATCACAATCAAAACCACACATCGCACTACATACAATACACAGACAGAGTGAATCAAGACAAAACTAACAACAAAAACAAAAACACAAAAACATACTACACAAACTCATATTCCACATAACTCATCTCAAGGCAGTGACTTTGAGTTCTGTGTGGCATCATTCAGAGAATTCCTCTAGTGAAAGTGATGATCACTTGCTACTTGTTGCATGATAATTTGATCATCAGTGCTAAGAGATAAATCATGAAAGTTGAGGTGGGAAACAGAAGTTTGTTCTAGAGTTGTAATTTAACATTTTCTATTGTTGACGCCGGTCTTTGTGT